GCTCTATGAAAAAACTTATTAAAGATGGTTATGTTGAAAAAACAGGTGGATTTGATTTTAATAAAACCCCTGTTAAATATTCTCTTACTGAAGCTGGTAAGAGTTATCAACTTGAAAATTAAAAAAAATTTTGATATAATATAAATACAGAAATAAAGTTGATTTAATAAGGAGAAAATAATTTAATGAAAACAAACGCAAAATTTATTAATGCAGAAAAAATTGAAGGATATGTTTATAGCACAGGTAGTAATTTTAATCAGCTTTCTGAAAGAGTAACTGGAGAAAATTCAAAAAACCCTGGTACGAAATATATTGCAGGTGACCTTGATATTGCAACAGATGAAAATGGTTTGAATGTTGTTACAGTTCATTATTCTTATGTAACACCTACATATGCAAAGAGCGGTCAGACCAATAATACATATGTTGCATTAAAGAAGATTATTGATAATCCAGATAAGACTTGGATTAATGGCGGCAAGGAAAATGCTTTTAAGGTTCAGTGTACTGGAACATCTATCGGTATTAATGATTTTATTGCGGCAGATGGTTCTAAGGTAGCTGCACCAAGAAATGAAAATGGTTTCTGCACCATTGTTGCTGAGCTTGGTCCGGAAGCAGAAAGAAGCACTTTCTCAGCAGATATGCTTATTACAAAAGTAACTCACGTTGATGCAGATCCTGATAAGAATATTATAGAAGATTTTGCAACAGTTAGTGGCGCAATTTTTGGTTATGGTCCAGTTCTTCTTCCTGTATCTTTCGTTGTTCGTAATGCAATGGGAATGAGCTATTTTGAAGGACTTGATGCATCTCCTTCTAATCCTACTTTTACAAAAGTTTGGGGACGCATTAATTGCATGACAATTAAGACGGAAAAGAAGGAAGAATCTGCATTTGGTGAGGCGGCAGTTCAGACTTATGAAAGAAAGAGCCGTGAATATGTGATTACTGGTACTGCAAAAGTTCCTTATGATTTTGGTGACGAAGAAGTTCTTACTGCAACAGATGTAAGTAAGATGGCTCAGGATCGTCAGATTAAGCTTGCTGAAGTTGAAAAGAGATTTAATGAACGTCAGACAACCAAAGCAACGAATGGGGCAAATTTTGATGTTGCGGCTGCAACAAAAGCTGCTCAGAATACCGTTTCCGTAGGAGAGTTTAAATTTTAATAAAGGGAGAATTAATTTTCTCCCTTTCTTATAAAGAAAGGATATTATCATTATGGCAGATATTAATATTTTTAACATTTAGCCGCATCAAGTGAGTAGAAATCTTCGCGGATACTCGATCTTTTTCTACGGAGAACCAAAGTCTGGTAAGACAACAACCGCATCAAAATTTGAAAATAACCTTCTTTTAGCTTTTGAAAAAGGTTATAATGCCATTCCTGGCGTAATGGCGCAGCCTATTAATAACTGGGCAGAATTTAGGAAAGTTCTCCGCCAGCTCAAAGACCCAAAAGCAAAAGAAAAATTCTATACTATTACTATTGATACTTGTGATATTGCCTATGATTATTGCACTAAATATATCTGTGACAATGCACTTCGCTCAGATGGCGGTTATGGTGTTGATAGTATTAGTGATATTCCTTTTGGCAAAGGATATGGACTTGTATCAAAAGAGTTTGATGAATGTCTCAGATCTATTGTTATGATGGATTACGGTCTTATTCTTATTTCTCATGCAACAGATAAGGTTTTTAAAGATGAAGCTGGTGCAGAGTATAATAAGATTGTTCCAACTCTTGATAAAAGAGCAAATAATATTGTAGCTAGAATGGCAGATATTATTGGATATTCCAGAATTGTTACAGATAAAGATGGCAATAATATAACTAAGCTTTTTATGCGTGGAACTCCAAGATATGAAGCTGGTTCTAGATTTAAATATACACCAGATTATATTGATTTTTCTTATGATAATCTTGTTAAAGCTATTTCTGATGCAATTGATAAGCAGGCACAAGAAGATGGACAAGAATACTTCACAGATAAGAAAAATAATCTTTATACAGATACTACTAAAGACCTTAATTTTGATGAGTTAATGAAAAATTGTAATAATCTAATTAAGGGAATGATTGATAATAATTCTGAAGAAGTCTTTAGAGAATTTTATCAGCCTCGTATCGTTCAGATTACTGATCGGTATCTTGGTAAAGGTCAAAAGATGAGTCAGTGTTCAAGAGAACAGGTTGAGGCTTTATCTTTGATTTATGATGATCTCCTCTTACTTTCCAAAGAATCTCCTTCAGAATAATTATATATTTTTAAAGAAACTTGTCAAAGGTTTTATTGCTTTGACAAGTTTTCTTTTTTTTGTTATAATATAAATAGAAAAATTTTTAAGGAGATTATATGGCTCATCATTATGTAAAATGTTTATATTGCGGTGAACAGTTTGATAGAGATAATGAACCAACAAAACAGGTCTCCGCTCGTAGATATGCTCATATTAAATGTTGGGAAGATCATCTAGCCAACATGACTGAAGAAGAAAAAGATATAGAAGCTTTTTATAATTATGTAAAAATTTTATTTGGAGAAGATTATAATTATTTATTAACTAAAAAATTAGCAGAAAAATATGTAAAAGAAAATAATTATACATATAGTGGAATGTTAAAAACTCTTAAATGGTATTATGAAAAAGAAGGACATTCAGTTGACAAAAGTAATGGAAGTATTGGTATTATCCCCTATATATATAAACAAGCTTTAGAATATTATTATGCTCTTTATCAAGCGCAATTAGTAAATCAAGAAAAAGATGTTTCAAATTTTATATTACCAAAAGAAAGAATAATAAATATTGAATCTCCACGAGTATATGTACGACCGCCGCGAATGTGGCTAGAAGGAGAAGATGAATGAATTCAAAATATTATGATGTATCAGCTTGTATGCAAGTTATTGGTGATGTATTCATAAATCCTTCTCTTTTGGATTTAGAAGAAAAATATAAATTTCATGAAGAAGATTTTGTTCAAGAATTTCATAAAATCTTATTTGGTTCAATTTATAATCTTCATCAACTTGGAGCAAAACAAATATCAATAGAAGATATAGAAAAATATTTAGAACAACGTCCTAAAAAATATGCTACTTACAAAATAAATAAAGGTTCTGAATATTTAGAAAATATTAAAGATATGTGTCAATTGGCGGCATTTGATTATTATTATAATCGAATGAAAAAAATGACATTATTAAGAATGTATAATAAAAATGTTGGCATGGATTTATCTTGGCTTTATGACCCAGATAATATTTTAGATGCTAAGAAAAAAGAAGCACAAGAAACATGGTTTGATAATACTCCTATTAATGAAATTGCAAACACCATTAATGATAAAATTGATGAAATAAAAGCTAAATATATTGATAATTCAGAAGATGGAGTTATTCAGGCGGGAGATGGTGCTTTAGCACTTCTTGAAAGATTAAAAAATAATCCAGAAATTGGTTATCCATTATATGGAAGGTTAGTTAATACAATTCATCGTGGAGCAAGATTAAAAAAGTTTTATTTGCGGTCTGCCGCCACAGGAGTTGGAAAAACTCGTTCTATGATTGCAGATGCATGTGCTGTTGCTTGTAATAGAATTTATAATCTTGAAACAAGACAATGGGAAGATAATGGAACTCGTGAACCCACTCAGTTTATTACAACAGAGCAGGAAGAAGATGAAATTCAAACTATGATGATTGCTTTTTTATCTGGAGTAAATGAAGATCATATTCTTGAAAATACATATACCGAAGGTGAGTGGGAGCGAGTAAGTGAAGCTGCCGCAATTCTTTCAAAAAGTCCTTTATATATTAAAAAATTACCAGATTTTTCACTTCAAGATATTGAAAATACAATTAAATTTGGTATTCATCAATATGATGTAAGATATGTATTTATGGATTATATTCATTCAAGCATGAAAATTCTTAGTGAAATTAGTTCAAAAGCTGGAGTTAAAGGATTAAGAGAAGATAATATTCTTTTTATGATTAGTGTAAGAATTAAAGATTTATGTAACCAATATGGAGTTTTTGTAATGTCAGCTACTCAGTTAAATGCAGATTATGTATCGGCTCAACAATATGACCAGAATCTATTGAGAGGCGCAAAGGCGATAGCTGACAAAATTGATCTAGGTATGATTATGCTTCAAACTAGTCAAGATGATAGAGAATCTTTAAAAAATATTGTTAATTCAATGGGCATTGAAATGCCTGATATAAAAATTTCTGTTTATAAAAATAGACGCGGTCGTTATAAAGATATTTTGCTTTGGTGTAAATCTAATAGAGGCATCTGTAGAATTGATCCAGTATTTGTTACTAATTATAATTATGAATTAATAGATATTGAAGATTTAAAAATTCATGTTACACCTAAAATAGAAGCGAGTGCATTTTAATGACAATAATAATTTTGTTTATTTTAATTTGTTTATTTATATTTTTTACAATATTATTAGCAGAAAATTTATATAAATGGGCAAAAGGAGAATAAAATGAGCCTTGGTAGAGAATGGATTTCAGATCATATATATGAATTAGAACAATCACAAAAAATTTTTGAATTAATTCAAGCAAGAGCAGAAATTGAATCTTCAAAAAACATTTGGACAACAAAAGATGGTAAAAAAATAAATATTAATAAAATGGATGAATCTCATATTCTAAATTGTATTAATATGTTAAAAAGGAATCATTCTCCTTTTGCCAGTTTATATATTCCTATGTTTCAAAAAGAATTAAAAAAGAGATATGAAAGTGCATTTTAAAAGGAGATTCAATGAATTTTAAGGCAATTATAAAACATTTTAAAACTATATGTAAACATAAATATTATGTATTTAATGAATGTCGTCAATGTGGGATAACCTGGCAAGGAATTAAACACGATTTATCAAAATTTAGTAAAACTGAATTTATTCCATCTGCAAAATATTTTCAAGGTAATAAAAGTCCAATAGAGGCAGAAAAAGAAGATTGTGGATATAGTGCAGCATGGCAACATCATAAAGGACATAATCCTCATCATTGGGAATATTGGACTGATTTTGACTCAAATGGAAATGTAATAGCTAATAAAATTCCTTATTTATATGTTGTTGAAATGATATGTGATTACATTGGAGCTGGAAAAGCTTATAAGCAAGAAGAATGGTCGCAAGAAGAACCTTTGAAATATTATAATAAGGTTAGAAAAGGAAGACATTTCCATCCTGAAACTGAAAAATTAATTTTAAAATTTTTACATTGTATTGCAGATAATGGATTAGAAGAATTTCATAAAATGGCAAAATGTGAAAATGGTTATAGTTATCTAAAAATTGATTATGAAGGAATTTATTGTCCATAAGGTTAAAATATGTCTTTTAAATATGATAAAAATACATTAAAAGAAAATTTAACAATAGAAGAAGTATTTGATCTTGTAAGTGAATTAGGCGGTGAACCAATTATGGGAAATGGAATATTCACCGCCCGCACAATCTGTCATGGCGGTGATAGTCATAAATTATATTATTATGAAAATACTAAATTGTTTCATTGTTATACAGGATGCGGCGATGCTTCATTTGATATATATGATTTAGTATTAAGAGTTAATAAGACTGCGGGTATTCAAAACTTTTCTTTACCTAAAGCTATTGTATTTGTAGCTAAATATTTTGGATATACCGCAGAAACTTTTGACTTTGAAGATAATCAAGAAGCAAGTGAAGATTGGAAAATTATTAATAACTTTAAAAGAAATAAAGAAAGAACTCAACCACAAATTATAGAATTAAAAGTTTATGATAATAAAATATTAAGATATTTACCTCATCCCCGCATCATTCCATGGGAAAAGGAAGATATAACTTTTAATATCATGGAATCAAGAGGAATATGCTATGACCCTATTAATGAAGGCATTGTAATACCACATTATGATATCAATGGAAATCTTATTGGAATTAGAGAAAGAACTCTTATCAAAGAAAATGAACAAATACAAGGTAAATATCGTCCTGCCTATTTAAATGGAAAATTGTATAATCATCCTCTTGGCTTTAATTTATATAATCTAAATAATAGTAAAAAAAATATTACTATATTTAAAAAAGCAATTATATTTGAAGGTGAAAAAAGTTGTCTTAAATATGCTTCTTATTTTGGACAAGAAAATGATATTAGTGTTGCATGTTGCGGCAGTAATTTAATCAATTATCAAGTCAAATTACTTTTATCTCTTGGTGTTAAAGAAATTATTATTGCGTTAGATAAGCAGTTTCAAAAAATTGGTGATAATGAGTGGCAAAAATGGGTTATTAAATTAAAAACTTTATATAATAAATATGGTAATTATGTAAATATTAGTTATATGTTTGATAAAGATAATTTACTTGAATATAAATCAAGTCCGATAGATGAAGGAAAAGATAAGTTTGTATATTTATTTAAAAATAGAATTACTGTAGAATAAAAAGAGTTGACTTGACAACTCTTTCTTTTTTTGTTATAATATAATAGAGAAATATTTTAAAAAGGAGAAAATTATGAATATTTTAAAAATTGATTATGATAAACTTTATTCAGAATTTTGGTATCAAACTTATTATAAAGGTAATAAAATAATTTTTTTAATGTCGCAAGAAACTTTAAATTTTATTAAAAGTCAAATGTTTGATCTATATTTTACTTCAAGTAAAAATAAAAAACAAAAGTTATTTAATTGCGAAATCGCCATTGCTAATTGGCTTCCTTATGGTGATATAAAACTAGTCAAGGAGTGCTAATTATGAAATATCAATTAATAAATCAACCTAATAAAAATTTTTCTGCAATTCAACAAATACTTTATAATAGAGGAATTGCGGAAGATGAAATTTTACATTATGTAAATCTATCTGATTAGGATATTAATTCACCCTTATTATTAGGATAGAAAAATTTAAAAGATGGATTAAAATTATTACTTAATACAATATCAAAGAATCAAAATGCTTTAATTGTTGTAGACTGTGATTGCGATGGATATACATCAGCCGCCCTTTTAATTAATTATTTATATTCAATATTTCCAACTTGGATTAATAATCATTTAACATGGATAATGCATGATAGTAAGCAGCATGGCTTATCTGATTGTATAAATAAAATATCTAATAATTATTCATTAGTAATTTGTCCAGATTCAAGTAGCAATGATTATGATTATCATTATCAACTATTTAAAAAAGGAATAGGAGTATTAGTATTAGACCACCATTTAGCAGATCATATTAGTGAATATGCAGTAATTATTAATAATCAATTATCTGATTATCCTAATAAAGAATTATCTGGTGTTGGCGTAGTCTGGCAATTTTGTCGATATATAGATAGTATATTAAATGTAAATTATGCTGATAATTTTATTGATTTAGTTGCTCTTGGATTAGATGCAGATATGATGAGTTTACGTTCATTTGAAACTCGCTATTTAATTACAAAAGGATTTAAAAAATAGAATATAAAAAATCCTTTTATTGATTATATGCTTGATAAAAACTCTTTTCCATTAACTAAACCAGACTATATTCCTTCTAATTCTGATATGAGTTGTACTTCTATCGGCGCCGCCTTTTTTATTGTTCCTTTTGTTAATGCTATTACCAGAAGTGGCACTATAGAATAGAAAAATTTATTATTTAATGCTATGCTAAATCATAAAGCATTTGAAGAAGTTATTTCAAATAAACGTGGACATAAATTAGGAGAGACAGAAAAATTAATTTTACAAGCAATTAGAACAGTTACAAATGTTAAAAATAGACAGACAAGAGCAGAAGATGCAGGTTTGGCTATGTTAGAGAAAATGATTGAAACTAATCATATGCT